CATCATGAGAAGCAGCATTCACATGAGCCGCTGTCTGCTCCACGATATCCTGCCAATACGGATACCATGCAGCCGTGAACGTAAGCGCGATATCTTCCGTCCATTCACGGAGCCTGCCAAGAGCAGGAGCGCTCGACAGCGTGACATAGATCTGCTGGCCTGGATGGTCGGACAGCTTCAGCCATCCTCCATTCCAGGCCCAGGCAATCGCTTTCTCATAGGCTTCCTGGCGCCGCGTGAAGTCCAGTCCTTCACGGATCGCGAATTCCAGGATGATCTCCCGCCGCTCGATGCTCCGCGAAAGCTCCACCAATCCACCGTAGGGTTTGGCAGCCGTCTTGTAGGTGACTTTTGGATCCGGCTCATTGATGTGCTGGAGCATGAGAGCAGGATGAGCGTCGGTAAACTCGACATCATTCAGCCAGGCGCGTTGTACCCTTGCCATCACTCATACCTCCTGCTCATCATTTGATTTGTCATCAGCTCCTCGATGGTCGGGAGGATGACGGTTCCAGCTTCGTGTCCATCAATCTGGACGGTCATGTGGGAGAGCGCCGACAGGATCAGGGAAGGCATGTCGGCTGATCCGTACGATGTGGATCCAGCTGTCGGTTGGAGTACCGGAGCACGCATGTCGATCCCGCGGATCATGTTGTTCGTCGCCTGGCCAACCAGGGAAGCTGTATCCTCAATGCCAAGAGCAAAGCCTTCGCCAACATATCCGCCCAGTTCACGCATGACCTTTGAAGGTGATGCGACTTTCAACGCCGATGACATGATGGCAGCCACGGAATTGGCCAGAGTCTCCCCTGCCGCGATTGGTATATAAGCTTTAGCGTTAATGCCGTTTGCGAGACCTATATCGATATTTTCGCCCATGACTTCCGGAGCATTGCCGATTGCCTCACTGGCAGCGTCAATAGAGTTAACGGTTGTGCCTGTGATGGCTTCGGTTATATCTGCTTCGCCTTCCGGGACAGCCGTATTGATCGCATCAATCAGCTCCTGAGCCATCCGCTCGGTAGTATCGTCGATCATGTCATCATAGGTGCTGTTCGTGTCATACCAGTTCTCGGCGGAGCCCCACATGTTCATCATGGCAGCGAACATGGAATTGGGGAATGCTTCCATGATCCCTTTGACGTCCAGATCATCGAAGGAATAAGCATTCACGCCGCCGCTTGCGATATCTCCGAGCAGCTCCAGATTGTCACGGAGTTTAGCCAGGCTGTTCTCAGCCGCCTTTGGATCCACGTCTTTCGTCGGATCCGCGACCACTCCTGCAATCCAGTCAACGCCGGACTGCAACCATCCGCTCACAGTTTTATGATAGGTGTTCCAGACATTCTCGACATGCTTCGGATAGTCATTCACGAAGTCGACCACGTTCTGACCGATCTTGCTCAGATCTTTTCCGAGCGCATCGCCGGCCTTGGCAAAATCGCCGGTATTACGGAGAGTGATACCTGCCTCGGTGTGATCCATGAGCGTCTGAATGCCCATGAAAAGTGTTGCACCTATCGGGCCAAGGGCTGACTTTCCGGCTACCTTGGTGGCAAAACCAGTGGCACCCGCACCAACGGCAGTACCTGCACCAACTTTTGCGGCAGTACCTACGGCAGCTCCTCCGGTTGCAGCAGTGACAGCTCCACCTATTTTTGCACCTTTGATCGCCAACAGGTTTGCTACGATGCTGCCGAGGGTAGATGCAACAGTGCCAAGGTTAAGAGCTAAAATAGCGCCACCAATGAGCTTAATCCCTTCTATGACGCTATCCTTATCATTCAGGAATGTAGATATGCTGTTGATGATCTCCGTAAGGGTTCCACTTGCGTCCTGAATGATTTGCCCGAAGTCCAGCTCTGTGAAATCGGTGACAAGACCTGAAATTGCGTTTTCCAGGTTGGCCAACGCCTGGCGTCCTTCCGGACTATCAAGGAAGCCTTTGAACGATTCCGCAGCCTTGCCGATGGCATCAGATATTTTCGTGAACGTAGGAGCAAGGGAAGACAACAGGTCCAGCTTCAGCGCTTCCAGCTGAGCATTCATGTTCTCAATGCTGTCGTTGAAAGCGCCGAGATTATCGAGCTTCTCCTCGCTGAGCAGCGGGCCCTGGTTGCCTACACGATCCCATTCTTCACGCCCGGCCTTGATCAGCGGATTGAGGTCTTTTGCACTCTTTCCGAACCAGGTCATCGATAGGCGATCCCTGGTTGTGGCATCCGGAATCAGACGCATGGCATCAATCAGATTCCAGAACACATCCGTAGTAGCGCGCAGCTGACCGGTGTTAGCATCTAGGAACGGCACACCGATCTGAGCAAGACCGGCCAGCTCATCGGTTGATGTATCTTTGAGCTTATTATCCAGATAGTCGAGCGATCCGGTGATTGTCTCAACCGATGTGTCGATAAATTTGGAGGCATAGCGCCACTTCTGAATCGTCTGACGATCAATGCCGGTCTGGTCACTCAGTGTGGTGATATCATCCGCCCATACGGACGCATCTACAACCGAATCCCACAAGGCTGTGCCCATTTGAACAGCACGCTTTATTACCGCATTGACCTTTTCCGTGATCTGAGTCAGCGTGTCATTCAGCCCGGTCCATCCAAAAGCCTTGCCGGCATTGTTCATGGCCTCCGTCAGCCCGGAAGCATCGCCGGCAGCCGCGCCAATGTTTACTCTTGCAGTCTCAGCGTCCATTGCCGCTGTTTGCATGGACTCGCCCAGGTTGTCATAAGCCTTTCCGGCATCATCCAGACCCTTGGCATTGTTGCTGATGGCGTTGTTGAGCTCAAGCACCTTCTGCTCAGCCTGAGCCATCCTGCTACGCCATTCCAGGACTTTGCTGCTGTTCTGATCATATCCGGCCTTGGACAGCTGCTCCAGCATGTCCTTTGCCGTTTTTACAGCCTTGCTCTGCTGTTCCAGCTGCTCACGGAGTAGCTTGTCTTTCTTTGACATATACTCCTGAGCATCGCCGGTTGATTTGAATTGAGCTTCTGCAAGTTTCAGTTCGGAATCCAGCGCTTTGGTGTTTTTGGCTGCCTCACGCATCGCCTTGCTGTATGAGGATTCGCCTGTAACCTTAAGTTTCGCTCCGATATCTTCAGCCATCTATCTCACCTCGCACTGAACGTCCTCATGAAGTCATCCTCGATGTCCCGCGGATCTGTGTAGATCCTCTCATATCCCTGGGTCATAATCTGATGTGTCGCTATGATGTCCTCAACCATCGATAGCGGCATAATCATCGCACTGTCGCAATCCAAGCCGGCATCCAGGGCAGCATACAGGATCATTTCAGGAGTCTGCCGGCCTATGCTCCTGCTTCGTCTTTTTTTGGCGGTTTAGCCTCGACATGACGCTCATCTTCTGACATGACATCATTGATAGAGTTATTCCATTCCTGGAGATCGTCAATGTCATAATCCTCACTCAGCTGATCAAAAGTCGGTGGGACAAGCGCGTCCTTACCTTGCTTCTTCGCCCATGCATATCCGGCATTGAGCAGGATCTCGATCGTCTTCAGAGTCCGCCGCAACGGACTCATGGTTTTTGGCAGCTCGTCAATATCCATGACAGCCTGTAGATTCCTGACCATCACATACTCTTTGCCGCCGATTGTGATTACTTTTGTTCTCATACACACACACTCCTATTGCAAAAAGATACCCCTTCCGCTTTTGTCAGAAGGGGTACTTTCTATCAGGTTCCGAGTTTCGTCTGCAAAGCAGCCAGAGCCGCGGCTTCCGTGTCATAATCATTCCAGTACTGCCACTTCGACGGCGCCGAGTCATCCCGCATGATCTGAGCCTCAAGGCTGGGCGTCTGGAATTCGACCGTCTCTCCCTTGGTGCTCAGGCTGTAATCAGGAAGTTTGAACTTCGCCTTATACAGTACCACAAGCCGATACTTGGGCACGTTTTCAACGACCTTCATGGCAATGAATCCGAGACCGACATAGGGAGCATTGGCATCAGACAGGAAGGTAATTCCAGGCTCCTGTGTAGAGGGTGCAGTCATGCCGAGGACTTCAGCAGCCACATCAAGGGCAAGCTCATCAATGCCCAGGGTGGCAGTACCGCCGGAGAACATGGTTACAGACTCAGCCGGACCATTGTCAGCATAGAGCACCTGAGGGTCTTTGTTATCGATGGAGATATCTACCTCAACCGCCTTGCCCAGCTTCTTGACGCCGGTATAGGTGACAGTATTACCGGAAGCGCTGTACATAGCATAGTACGGCTGAGATACGCCGATATTTGCCATATTATCACTCCATTACTTTCTTGATTTCTTCATTCACCCGCTCGGACATGGCAGCCAGAGCAGCCGCTTTCGCGCCGCTGACCGCGATCCTGACGAACGGATGTTTCGGACGCAGACTGCTGCCGCTTTCAAGGGAACGGGCAAGCAAGGCAAGAGGTACGCCGTTCGGAAAGTTTTTCTCCTTCCGCCGAGCATACCCATTGAACGACACCGCGGTGGTAACCTCGTCGCTGCCTTCCTGGAACTTGGCGATGCCGATGCCGGCAGCCAGATCCTCCCGATCCGATTCAGTCAGTCCGTCGAACGGCCTGGTTGTCAAAGTCGGAATTGTGGCAACTCCTGCACGTACTGCATCCGCAACTACGCCGGCACCATCGTACAGCGCCATCTTGGAGATGTCCTTGCCCTTTTCCCCTAAAGTAAGCAGCTTGTCTGCAAGCTCTTCAGCACCCGAATAGGTGAGCCTGGCCATCATGCCACCTCCTCAGGGCAGGACATCAAAGACCCACTCCCAATGAGTGTATCTTGTGTCCTGCTCATAGTGAGGACCATAGTTGAGACGCCAAAACGTGCCGACGGATTCCAGTGCCGTCTCAATGAGTGCAGCCTGATGATCTCCGCGGCTTGTAATGGCGAACAAATCTATTGTTCCCTCTACGAATCGTTCGGAGTGCTTGTTATTCGCCATGAGATCGTGACGGTTATCCAAAGCATACACTCCGTAGTCATCCTTGAGTTTTGTGGCATCGTGCCAGGCTGCTTCCGTAAACGGGATGCCTGTCGCATTGAGGGCTTGAATCAGATCTGCGTATGTCATGATTTCACCCTCTCAATTACCAGTTCGATCCTGTGATCCGGACGCGTATAGGTTCGAAGGATTTTATACAGCTTACCCTCGAATCTGCATGTCTGCTCATCGTCATACTCAGCATAGTCGCTGAGAACAAGCACCCATGACGGATGCAGACCGTGGTTTAAGGCTGTATAGGCTTCTGTCCTTGTTACGGATTCGACATCACAGGCTACCTCACGCTCCATCAGCGCCGGTGCATCATACACACCGTGCGCATCAGGAAGCGTACTGATGAGGGTGACGGTAGATGCTCGGATCATCCGTCATCCCCCCAGTCAGTATATCCGGTGGCTATTTGCAGCTGACCTTTCTGCATGTCATAGCTAGCGGCCAGCTTGTCATAATCATCCGGGCTCTTGAAGTGAGCCCGGCAGTACGTTTTGACTGCCTGGAGGATGAGCGGGTCGCTGACCAGCGAGTCGCTATTGATTCCTGCGAGACCCAGATCGGCCAGAGCGGCATTGATCAGATCCTGCAATTCGTCGTCATAAAAAGCCGTGGTCAGACTAAGCGCCCGCTTTACAGCTTCCAGCATTTCAGTCCCCCCTTATGGATCAGATGGTGTTTCCGGATCCGGCGTTTCGTTGGCGGCTTCTTGCGCTGCGAGGATCTCCGCAATGATGCCCGCCTTCTTCGTTGCTGTCAGGGTTATACCCATTTCGCCAGCGATGCGCTTAAGTTGGGTTACCGTAAGCGCAAGGAGTTCCGCTTCTGAAAGGTCTCCAGAGGAGTCCGTGTCAGCGTCACTGACGGTCAGGTCCCCTGGTCAACAGTGAGCAGGGCGAACGCTTTCGGAGCCATCAGCTTGCACTCGAAACGGGCATAGCCGGCATAGGTGATCACATGCTTCTTGATGTCGCGGTCAGCTTCGACCATCACATCCTGAATCATGTTGCCGACGACCTGCTGAGGATAGCCGATGAGCAGCTTGTTGGCATCAACGGCTTCTTCCACCTTCACGGGATAGCCGATCAGCGTGCCTTCAGCACCCGCCTGGGCGTTGGGCTGATAGATCGGACGGCCGGTGGTGTCTGCCATACCCACCAGGTAGTTGTAGATGGTGGCACGCTGGCCGTAGACCACCACACCACCCTTGGCATTCTTCAGCAGAGCCAGAGCGCCAGCCAGGTCAGTCCAGACGATCTTTTTCTCGTTGGCCGTGGTCACGGCATTGCCGGTGCTGTAGTAATCGGTCTTGATCTGAGCGACGACATCAGCAGCCAGAGCAGCACCCATCCGTTCCGCAATCTCGTTGGTCAGGAAAGCCTCGAAAGCATCGATGGACATCTTGGCCATGGCATAGGAGATGTTCACATGCTTGGAGAAGTCCTTGCCGGAGAGGGTCACCTTGGCGAAGGTGTTGACTTCGTCGTCATTGGCGGCATTCTCATTCACGGTCTTCGCATCGCCCTGGGAGATCTCAGTGCGCTTGGCGATCTCAAGGATGGTGCCGGTGCGATACATGGTGATATCGCCGAGGATGGAGTGCTGATCTTCAATCAGGTCCCAGATGGTATTCAGCATCTGACGCGGCAGCACATTGCCTGAGCCATAGGTGGCATCGGTGGTGGTGGCCACAAAGCTGATGGCATCACGTTCTTCAGCAGTCAGTTCCTGACCAAGCAGGTCCTTGAGCAAACCGCTGCGATATTCAGGGGATTCATTGGTGTAGGTCATTTTTCGTTCCTCTCCCTCGTTATGGGTTTCGATCACAGTTACAGGAGCAGTCCCGTCTGCGATCGCCTGCCGACGCTTCTCAGCTTCTTCGGCAGCCTTGCGCAGTTCTTCTTTCTGCGCGTTCAGGTTGCGGACTTCGGTCTCCAGCGCTTCCAAATCCACGCCGTCCTTGTCCATCTCCGCCCGGATTTCAATCATGCGAGCATTGATTTCATCAATCGTCATTGTTCTGTCCTCCCAGTTCCATGAGGATTCTGATCCGCGCTTTCTTCGCCTCCAGGGCTCTACGTTCGGCTTTTGCACTCTCCAGTGAGTCTTTGGCACTATCCAGTGCCTCAGACAGCCCGCGAGCCTGTATGCTTGTCTGCGCGTATGCCGGGAATGTAACCGCACTCACTTCAAACACTTTCCGGAAAGACCGGATATGCCTTGTTGGGTGCTTGGAGTCCTGATCATCCCAGCTGTCTTTATCTTTATCGACAATGAATATAAACGACATTCCGGAAATGTCGCCTCTGCTCACTGCCGAATAAAGGCTTCTTGCATCGGCATTATTTTCAGTGTCCAGGTCCACCCGGATGAGCATGCCATCCTCATCCACTGTCAACTGCATGGTGCTGTTCTCGTTATTATTTCTGCTCCTGGCAAGCGGAATCATGGAGGTATTATGATTCACCAAAAACATGACGTCTGTCAGATCTGCATTATCCAGAGCGCCGGCTTCGATGATCTCATCATACCATCCAAGGTTAGTCCGCTGATTGTAGACGATAGGTCTTCCGGTCAGCATGTGACCGTGCTTCTCATCTTCTTCAGCGCGCACCTCAAAATCAAACGCTCTGATCTCCCTGGTTTCCATCTTCGTCACTTCCTTTATCCGACGGATCGGTGATGTTGTAGTACTCACCACGCGCCGGTATCTGTGAGCCATAGGGCTCAGGCAACGGGGAAAGATTCAGAATATCTCTCAGCTCATTCCGAGTCATCAGACCGCGGTCCGCCATCTGAGAGATAGCCGTCATCTTATCCGCATTGCTCATATATTGCAGTCGATTGGAGCTGAACCAGATCCGATTGCCAAAGGCTGTCCGTTCACGTTCCGTATAAAGCATCCGCGTCAGAGCTTCGGAGAGCTGGATGGCGAACCATTCGACAGCGCCTTCATAAAATGCCATCCAGGCATCACCAAAGGCTTTGTTTTGGATGACGTCCTCATTTACGGCGAAGTAGTCAAACACATTCGCCTTAATCAGTGCCATCTGCTCAGTATCGACCTTGTAGCTCTCCTGAGTGATCTGCTTGACGTCCTTATAGGTGTTCGGGACAAGCAGCATGCCGCCGGACTCGCTGCCGCGGAAGTTGAAACTGTCGAAGCGCTTCCGTTCCTTCGCCAGGTCCTCGTCAGTAGAGAAATTGGCCATGGTCGCCATAAAGCGATAGGTGGCGGAATTTTTGATTCCTTCCTGAATTCCCTGACGCTGCATTTCAATCAGGTCGAGGACGGAAGCCAACGCTCTGTTGTCCTCGCCGAATAATTCGGAATCCATCTGAAAGCGCGTCATGATGCCGACTCGACTCAGCTCCATGGAAGCTTTATCGCCGGTTGCGAATGTAAACCGGATATACGGAACGTTCCGGCTATTCTGTACCAGCTCCCATGTCTGAGGAACGATGCCCATCACACCGACGGTCTCTCCAAACTGTCCGATCACAGGCACAATAAAAGCCGTGTTCTTCGCATAAAGCGTCACGGCTAAACGGTAAAGGAACATCGGCCAGGTTTGCAATTCATTGGGACGCGCCACCAATCTGGTTCGCAAGGCAGGCTGTGCAGAGCCTGAGATATTGACTGACAGTTTCGCGGCATGGCGTCCATGCGCGTCCAGGGCAGCTCGGATCAGATCCGACTCAAAGATCGATCCTGACCATGACGTAAAACGCGGGGTGTATCCGTCCAGGAGCCGGAAAAATTCCATGGCTTGTGCTGCCGGAGGATCCCGCCTCCCAAAGATTTTCGCAAAAATTCCCATAAGTCTCACCCCTTGTTTACTAGCTGTCCGCCCATTTCGGCCCAGTGATTCGCCCGCATGCACAAAGCATCCAGAATTGCCGCGACTCCGTCCACATGCGCATTTTTGTTGATCTTTACCAGCTTCTTCCGGCTGTGTGCACTGGTTCCGCTCTCGATCTGCTGAGCGGCATCCTTAAAATGCAGTTTCAACAGGTCGTTGTCATCTGCGCATCGGATCTGACCGTTCTTCAGGAGCCCTTCCAGGTCGTTCTCAATGCCCGTCAGGTTAAATCCCTGGAAGACGGAGTCACAATGGAATCCGTACTGCTCCAGCTGCTGAACGAGGTATGCCGCGGAGTATCTGTCATACCCGATCTGTAAAGGATAGATGTGGTACTGCTCCACCAACATCCTGAACCAGGCATAGCAGTCGTTGTAGTCCACCACATTGTCACCGCTGAGCGTGAGCAATCCGCGCTGTACCATGATTCCGTATGGGATCCCATCTCTGGCCGTTGCTTCCTGGAGCAGCTCGCCCGGCATGAAGAAATGGCAGAACATCCAGATGATGCCCTCCCGCTCGATCAGAACGCAGCAGGCAGTCAGGTCAGTAGTCTGAGACAGGTCGATGCCGCCGACACAGTAGCAATCACGGAAGTCTTCCAGTGTCAGGCTGTTCCCGAATGCTTTGGCGATGTCGGAAGTCTTGAACCATGCCAGGCTACTGTTCTGTTTGATGTTGCAGTACTTCGTCAGGAACTCTGAGCGCTTGCTGAGTGAATCCCTGGCAACCGCAATCTCAGACAGGATGTAGTCATAGGAGACCGACACACCCAGGTTGGGAAGCGACTTCTTCAGTTCGTTGATGTCATCCCATTTGGACTCATCGTCGATCATATACAAAAACGGCGCTAGTCTGGTTTCAGAACTGGTGCCGTTAATGACCGCCGTAGATCTCCGCATGATCTCGTCATACAAACCCTCATCCACGAAGTTGGCTGTCGACGGATAGAACAGCTGCGGATTCTCACGCGCACCCTGAGAACTTTTCACGGCTTCGGACATCCGCAAACCATTCTCGCCTGCGAATGCACCAAACTCGTCCAGGATGCCCAGGGAAACGTTCAGACCGTCAGACTTCTTCGCAGAGAAGGCCAGAGGCTTCGCGCTGCTGTTATTGGATTCGATGTACAGATCAGTACGGCGCCGCTTCGTCATCCGATCCATCATGGGCTCTTTGCGGATAGTCTGGTAGATGCCCTCATAGCAGAGTGCAGCCTGTTCCAACTTTGGAGCACATACATACACCCTCGCACCGTAGCCGCCATCCACGAACAGATGATAGCAGCCGACGCCGGACATCATGGCTGTCTTGCCTTGCTTTCTGCCAATAACAAGCACGATTTCCGTAAACTGCCTGTGACCATTCTCGTCGAGGATTCCATACACCACGCTCAGGAAAGATTTCTGCCAGAGCTCCAGCTTTATAAGCCCAGGCGCTAACGGACCCTCATGATGGTGGCAGTAGCGCTCGATAAAGTTGATCACCCGGTTGGCTTTACCCTGATCGAAGAACCAGCGTTTATCCTCGATTCCGTGAACGACAGTGCCATACCATCTACGGATCCAATCGCCGACGATCTCGCTACCATCCTGCATTTTCTGGTAATAGGCAAGGATCGCATTATCAGTCGACGACAAAGGCGTCACTCTTTTCCGCTTCTGCCGGCAGCATTGCATCGAGCTGCTTTATGATCGTCTGATAGGCTTTATTGGCAGCCGTGTAGATCCTGCTTGCAGGTCGTTCCCGCTCGTATGGATCCACGTCGTCGCTCTGGGAAAACATCTCTACTTCTCCGTTCTCCTGGAGATCATCCCACAGCACATCACAGCGTGCCCGGAGACGCGCCGCCTCTTGGATCAGCCCCTGAACCAGCGCATACTTGTTCGGAGGAAGCTTCTTGTAGAGCTTCCGCAACCGGTTGAGCTCTTTTTTCTCGAGCTGGTAAGCCTTACTGGGCTCGATCGCTTCTTCCATGTTGTCATCTATTGCTTTCTTGTCCTTTGTACTTGCCATCTCGTTTCACTTCCTTCAAACTGTCGAAAAAGGAGGGGTCTACGCGCGTTTCGTCGAGGATTTCTGACC